CGGAAAGCATCCACATGGATGAAATCCGAGAGCTGCACGACATGGAGACATTTGCCGCAATGCGATACACATTGATGGCGGCCAAAAATCCACAGGTCAATTGCTTTTCCACGGCCGGAGATAGTCATAGCATTGTGCTCAACCAATTACGCGAGCGCGGATTGGCGGCAGCTAGTGGTGCTCCCGATAATGTGGGTTATTTTGAATGGTCGGCACCGACTGATGAAATTTCACTAGAAAACGCAGCTTTTGCAAATCCCGGCCTTAACATAACAATTCACCCAGACAATATCCGAGCCGTTTTCAATGATCCTGCCGATGTGGTGCAAACCGAGGTTTTAAATCGTTGGGTTCAAACAATCTCCAGCGTTATTGGGGCCAAAGAATGGCAAGCATGTGGTGACGAAACAATTGACCTTGATATTGACAAGCTGACATGGATGGCGATTGATATTTCACCGGATCGTAGAAATGCAGCATTAGTGGGAGCCCAAAAGCTTGGATCAGAAAGTTTTGTGATAAAGCTGCTTCACACATGGGAAAACACAATACAGCTAGATGATCGGGCAATTGCAAATGATGCAGCGGCTTATTGTCGCAAATATCCAATTGAGTATTTGCTTTACTCACGGCGCACGACCGGGGCAATTGCGGCTCGTATGGTGCCAGCCGGTATTCCAATCCACGACATGGATTCGGCTTACCCGCAAGCATGCGATGAATTGTTAGGTGCCATTAACTCTGGTCGGTTGAAACATCGGAATCAATCAACGCTGACTGAACAAATGCTGTCAGCTGTGCGATTGCGTAAAGGCGATGGTGGGTGGGTTATTGGAAGGCGTGCCAGCGGAACGGCCGTGGCCGCCGCGGTGGCCGCCGCATTATGCACGCACTTTGCGACACGCCCAGAAACGGAAATAGACATTTTAGTGGGTTGATGCTTGACATTTTGAGAAAATGGGTGCATGGGATTATTTGACCGCAAACGCACCATTGAAACAATCGCGCCATCGCGCGGTGCTGATGTTGCTGCACAAATTGGGCCAGCTCCAACACTAGATGCGTTTTATCCATTTGGTGGAGCTGATTATTTGGCAACCCGCGAAGAAGCTATGTCTGTGCCAGCGATTGCTCGCGCTAGAAACATGATTTGTAATTCCATCGCAACAATTCCGCTTATCACGCGCGATAAGGCCACCGGCACAATTATTGACCAACCGATTGTGATTGATGATCCGGATCGTAGAGTGCCGGGGGCTGTTAGTTGGGTATGGGCCTGCGAGGATTTATTATTTACGGGATTTTCATACTTTCAGGTAATGTCGCTTTTTGCCGACACATTTAGAGTCAGAGAAATGTGGCGCGTTGCTCCTAATCGTGTTGGTGTTTTCTTAAACGATAAAGGCACGCAGATTGAGTATTACACAGTTGATGGAATGCAAGTGCCAGACACCGGCGTTGGATCGCTTGTTGTGTTTTACGGCAATGATGAAGGTTTATTAAATCGAGCCGGTCGCACAATTCGTGCTGGTGCAGAACTTGAGCGAGCAGCTGCAATGTATGCACGCGAACCTGTACCATCAATGGTTTTGAAATCTAATGGCACAGCATTGCCAGCTGATCGCATTGCAAAATTGCTTGATGCGTGGGGTGCAGCGCGAAGAAATCGCGGAACAGCATTTCTCAATGCGGACATCACAATGGAAACTGTTGGCTTTACACCAGAGCAAATTGGCCTAAACGCCGCACGCGAAATAATTGCAACCGAGCTTGCACGCGCCGTGGGAATTCCGGCTTATTTTATTGATGCGCCGACTGGATCATCCATGACCTATCAAAACGCCCAGACGGCGCGTCAAACCTTGTTGGATTTTTCCTTATTGCCGCTGATGAACAGCTTGACCAGCCGGCTTTCAATGCCAGATTTTACGCCATCAACACAGCGCGTTGAATTTGATTTGAAAGCTTATTTGCGCGGATCAGAAAAAGAGCGTGCAGAGATTTACAAGATTTTATTTGACATCGGAGCAATCACTACCGATGAAATTAGACAAATGGAGGATATGATCTCATGAAGCTAACAACACCGATGGAAATCACGGCAGCTGATTCTGATTCAAGAACAATCACCGGTCGCATAGTTGCATTCAACGAGCAAGCAAATGCCAGCACAGGCAAGGTCACTTTTGCTCGTGGATCAATTGTGCCTCAAGATGTTTTTTTAAACCTTGAGCATGACAACACACGCAGAATTGGCAAGAGCATTGCCATGAGCGTTAATGACAAAGAAATGACAGCGACTTTTAAGATTGCAAACACAACAGCCGGCACAGATGCGCTTACAGAGGCAATGGAAGGCTTACGCGATGGTTTCAGCATTGAATTGGCCGTTGATAATTATGAAATGCAAAAAGATGGAACAATGAAAGTTTTGAATGGACAGCTTAAAGGCGTTGCACTAGTTACTGAACCAGCCGTGCGATCTGCACGCGTTTCAGAGGTAGCAGCATCAGAAGATTCTGAAACTGAAACAGTTACAGAGACAACAAACCCAAATGAAGGAGACAAAGTGGATAACACTACCGAAAACACCGCTCCTGCCGCTGAACCGGTAGAGGCTCCAGCTGAAGCTGTGCAGGCATCACGACCTGCCTATTACACAGCTCCACGATCACCAATTGTGTCAAAGGTTTCATACCTTGAGCACTATCTAAAGGCAACAATTCTTCATGATGAAGATTCACGCCAATATGTAAAGGCAGCAGATAACACAACAGGAACAGCACCCGGAATGGTGCCAACACCACAAAGCACACAGGTTGTTAATGCATTAGCAAACGCTGATCGCGGAATGATTGATGCGCTATCCAGAGAGACATTAGTGGGCGAAGGAATGACATTTGAAATTCCTCGCGTTACTGCTGTGCCTACTGTGGCAAACATTGCAGAAAATGCAGCTGTTACAGAATCATCATTATCAGCAACATTTTTGAGCGTACCCGTTCAATCCTTTAAAGGTAGAGCCATCTCAACTGTTGAGCTCATTGATAGATCACGGCCTGAGTACCTCACCGCGCTCCTTCAAAATCTTGAATTTGCCTACGCTAAAGTAACTGATGAATTTGCTGTTGGCACAATTGCTGGTGCAGGTCAGCAAACTGGTGTTAATGCAAACTCAGCAACAGGATTCTTGGCTTACACATCTCAAGCTGCTGGTGCTGTTTATTCATCATCACTCGGCTTTGCTCGTAACATCGTTGTTTCTCCTGGACAATGGACAAATATCATGGGCTATAACGACAATGGCGCACCGCTATACAACGCAGCACAACCATCAAATGCAGCCGGAAATGTGAGAGGCGATTCATTGCGCGGTGTAGTTTCACCGGGTCTTAATCTCTTTGTTTCTCGCTCAATTGGCAACGCTGGCCCAACAACATCAACCGGAGATTTCTCAATGGTCGTTGTTAATCCAGATGCTTGGACATGGTATGAGTCACCACGCTTTACATTGCGCACAGCAATCCAGAGCGATGGAACGATTGACATTCTTTACTACGGCTATGCAGCAATTGCTCCAAAGATTCCATTTGGCGCATGCTGGAACCAGACCTGATAACTAAAAAATCAAAATCGGTAGCGGTCGCTCCCGAACGCTACTGACACGAAAGGAACCGAGATGCCAGCAATAGTCACAGCCTCACAGCTACGATCCATTCTTGGTGTCTCGGTTTCTTTATATTCTGACGCACAACTTGATTCATTTATTGATTCAGCCGAGCAAACGATTTTGCCTTTACTTACGCAATACCAATCATCGGTGACATTTGCCAATGTAAGTGATTCCGTCATTTATTTCACTACAATTCGGCCAAATTATTTTGTGCCGGGGCAGTCTGTCATTGTTACCGGGGCCGGAACATACAATGGCACTTACACAGTCACCGATGATCGTATTGAGCCTTATACATTTACAGCTGCGACAGCCGCGGCTGATCGCACATACCCATTGCCATTTATTCCAAGCGCATTGGCTACTTTATCCGGTGCATCAGCGGCACAGCTGTATGCAAGCACACCACCCATTGAAAATGCAATTTTGGTCGTTTCGGTCGAGATTTTTCAAAGCATCACAGCTCCCGGCAATCAAATTATGTCAGACACATTCCAGCCGCAACCATTTATTTTAGGCCGAAGCCTTACAAATAGAGTCGTTGGGTTGCTTGGGCCATTTTTGGATGTTGAGGCAATGTGCCAATGACAATTGAAGCTGACATCAGAACACCATTGCAAACAACACTTTCAACAATTGCGGCCAATGTTTATAATGGCATTCCCGAGACAATGACAAGCCCAAGCATTGTTTTAATCCCGGGAACGCCGTATCTGGAAAGCGTTTTAATTAATGGCGCAACAACTAAAGTCAAAATCAATTTGACTGTCACCGGTGTTGTTGCTTATATGAACAACGCAGCGGCTTTGGACAATTTAGAACAATTGATGATTGACATTATTAGCACAATGCCCGATGGATATGAAGTCGGGGATGTAAATCAACCTCAATCATTGGAAGTCGGTGCGGGTAAATACCTCATTGCCGATTTACAAGTTAGCACCTACTACACCAACTAAGGAGAAATCATGCCAACAACTATCGTGACCGGCAGAGATATCACATTCACCATTGCTGGTGATACTTATGATGCTCAGGCCACATCCGCAATCTTAACTATTGATTCAACAATCAATACATATCAAACTTTGGACGGCAAAGCATATTTTACGACTGATTCGCAAGGATCGTTTGCTGTTGAAATGCTTGCCGATTGGCCAGCTGGTGGATCATTGTGCAACGCACTTTGGACAGCGGCAGACACAGCACCAAACACACCATTGGCGGTTGTCTTTACAGCTGCATCAGGATCGGTGTTCAATTTTGATGTGCAGCCAATTTTTCCATCAGCTGGAGGCACAGCACCAGATGCACAAACTGTTTCACTAGCATTTACCTGTGTGACCACACCAACACTATAAAAAGGAGATCGGGAGCATGAAACTACAAGTTACAATTGAATTCGTAACGGGGGAGAACGAAACCTATCTCGTTCTCCCACCAGAATTCATGAAGTGGGAACAAAAAACTGGAAACACAATTCAGCAAATAGCCGAGAAATTGGGAATTGCCGATTTAATGTTTTTAGCGTATCACTCAATGAAGCGCGAGGCAGCCGGTAAGACTGTTAAGCCATTTGAGGTTTGGTGCGAAACTGTGATTGACATCAGCATTGGAGAAACCGAACACCCAAAAGTTACGAGCCGGGAACAATAAACCGGATTATTTGGGAATTGGCCATTGAAACAGGATTGTCACGATCAGAGTTTCAAACAGCGGAAGATGTTTTTACTGTGTATGACATTTTGAGGAGGCGCAATGGCAACTAAATCATCCAGAGACACCGGCACCTTTTCTTTTACTGTTGAGCCTTTAGAATTAAAAAATCTATTCAGGCTTTTGTCTGCATTGCCAAAAGAAGTCCAAGATCAAGTAAGAACCGAAGCTCAAACTATGTCAAAAAGGCTTGCCGGGCAACTTATGCAATTTGGCCTTGTATCTCCAACACCACAAGCAAAATTGGTAATGGATTCAATTACAACACCACGCGACCGCTTAATTCGTGTTGATATTGGTGGCACAAAGCAAGTTGGCCGAAAGTATGGCGGCAAAACAGGTAAAGGCGGCAAACGCACAAATCAATCACGAGCCGCCGCTGGAACGCTGTTATGGGGATCAGAATATGGCTCCCATCCCGGCATTGATAGAGCTGGTAGAAGATACACAAACAGATTTAAGGCTCCAGCAAATCCAAGCGGTTATTGGATAACACCAGCCGTTGATTTCTATACGCCTGTTGTGGCCAAAGAATACATTGCAATGGTTCAAACACTTATTAGAGCGAACGGACTAGATTAATGGCAAAAATTCCAAAAGTCACAGTAACCTTTGATGCTGATTTAGATTCGTTAAAAAAAGGCGTCAAAGGCGCAACAACCGAGGTTGATTCATTTGGCACTAAGGTTGGGGATTTTAGCAAAAAAGCGGCTTTGGCATTTGCCGCTGTGGCCGCTGCCGCTGGAGCAATGGCAATTAAAATTGGCGTGGATGCTGTCAAAGCTGCCAGCGATTTAAGTGAAACAATTTCAAAAGTTAATGTCTTATTTGGTGACACAGCCAAAGACATTGAAAAATTTGCAGATAGTGCAGCATCATCTTTAGGCCAGACCAAGCAACAAGCGTTGGATGCAGCTGCAACATTTGCCACATTTGGTCGAGCTGCCGGATTAAGCGGCAAGGATTTATCAGGTTTTTCAACCGGCTTTGTTCAATTGGCTTCCGATCTTGCTTCATTCAATAACACATCACCCGAGCAAGCAATCAATGCAATTGGCTCAGCATTACGCGGTGAAGCCGAACCATTGCGTGCGTATGGCGTTTTGCTTGATGATGCATCATTGCGCCAAGCCGCTTTAGAATTGGGAATTGTCAGTACAACCAAAAACGCATTGACACCACAGCAAAAGGTTTTAGCGGCTCAAGCTCTTATCTACCAGCAAACATCAGCTGCACAAGGCGATTTTGAGCGCACAAGCGATGGCCTAGCCAACAAAACACGCATTCTCACAGCTCAATTGGAAAACGCCAAAGTCACTATTGGCACGGCACTTTTGCCCGTTGTTTTAGAATTGGCAACTTTGTTTTCAGAAAAGGTTATTCCCATCGTCCAACAAGTAGCAGATGCTTTTGGTTCAAATGCCGATGGTATGAGCGGCACATTGCACACTTTGGCAGATGGAATTAGGAGTTTTGTGCAACCTATTTTTGAAGGTTTTAAATCAGCTTTCGATAAAATAAAAGCCACAGTTATTGAAAATAAGGATGAATTTCAAGCTTTCTTTGATGTGATTAAAGCTGCCGCACCGATTATTGGAACTGTGATTGGTAAAGCTTTTAGTATTATTGGTGACATTGCAAGTGTTGTTTTAAACATTATGGCAAATGTTGTTGGAGCTTTACGAGGATTAGTCAATACAGCAATTGATTTAATAAACATTGCAATTCGAGGTTTTAATTTGTTAAAACCGGGCGCAGACATTTCACCTATTTCTAAAATTGCTACTGGTGGTTCTAGTGGCGGTTTTGCAACAGGAGGTGCGCCGGGTGCAATCTCAGGCGGTATTGGATCAACTGGTGGAGGCGTTACGGGCGGCGTTACGGGCGGCGTTACGGGCGGT